GTTCCACGTTGTCGAACGTTACGTCCGATGCCGTCACTTCGACGTTCTCGCCAACGGGCCGGGCCGTCAGTCCGCCAGTGCGGCGGGGGAAGACAAGCGTGTCGGAGTTCATGCTGACGCGCTTCGCGTACTGAGGGAACACACCGAACTCTTCGACAAGGCGGATGATCTCAGAACTGAACTCGGGGCTGGTAAGAACGCCGCCGAGATTGTTGATTCCACCAGCCTGCGTGCGGTTTTCAACGCCGTGATCCTTGCACCACCGACGGGCCTCAGCATCGCCGAACACGTAGCCCTTGAGGTGCATACCGGCACGGTAGGCACGCTCGCTGGCATCCGCACCCTTGAACGCGTGCAGGGGGCCGTGATTCTTCGGGACAGCGTACTCGCGCTTTTCCACGGCAAACTCCTTGGCTTCTGGGGCAACAACCTTGGCGGGAGCGGAACGCTCCAGCACCGAACGCAATCCCTTCTCCTTGACGGCGACGGCCTCAAGGAACTCAATCTTGGCTTTGATCTTCTCGGCCCGCTCGGTCAGCGAACGCAGTGCGTTCTCCTGCTCGTCGGGCATCGCGGCACCGGCCTCGCCGTCGGGAGCCTCACCCTCGGGGGCTTCCTCTTGTTCCATCGCAGCCTGAATCTGCGCGGTCACGTTCGCAAGTTCGTCGAGCAGTGCCTTGATCTTGTCCACGGTTGGAATCTCCTGTGTGCGAATCATGGCAACGCGGACGCGTCGCCTACGCTTGAAACTAAATGCTCGCCCCGTCACCCATCCAGAACGGAAGAGCGCGGCAGTAAACTACTCGCCCGGCGAACCTCGCGGGCCAGCAGCACATGCTTGTCGGTGCAGCCGCACTCCGTGCAGCGCAGGTACCGAATCTGGTACTCGCCCTGCTGCTGACTGCTTGCAACAAGCAGCCTGCCGCCCCGGCATTTCTGGCACGAATCCCCGGCTTTAGCGGCCATGATTCCTCAAGAACGCGTGAAGGTCTGGCAACTGCCTGCGGAGGTCGGTCGTGACCGCAAGCCGTCGCATCCGCCCTTGGCGAAACTGGTCATACGAACGCTTCGCAACCGTCACGTCGGCGTCGGGGTAGGCTGGGAACGTGGTCGGGGAAACGTCAATCAGCGAATCAACTCGCTTGATCGTCCGCACACTGCGGCCTTCTTCGACGCTCCAATCATCGCCACCGGCTCCAACCGTGAACGCAAAGGAACTGCCCCGCACAATATTTGCTTTGATGTTCGCAGCGATGTCTTTGCCGTAGGACGTGTCGGGCACGGGAAACTCGTACCGCAGGCCGATGTCGTCAACGGTCAGCCGCAGCGTTTCGGGATAGCGAGCGAGCGGGAAGTTGGCGTCGTGGTTCCACAACGCACGCGTCTGCAGTGGCTTCTTGCGGCCACGCCGCTCGGTGACGAGTGCGAACGCACCGGGATCAAGCCGCTCAACAAAATCCCCCAAGTCGAGTGACAGCACTCCGAACTTCGCAGCGTAGCCGACGATCCACTCCTGCGAGGCGTCGCTGCCCTCTTCGCTCCGCGTCTCAACGGAGAGCAGCGGCGTAGGGGATTCAATCTCGTCAAGGATCAGTGAGCGGCGTTCGACGTTCATTTCCATGCTCCTGTTGTTGTCTGCTGCGTCAATCTGCTTGGTCAGTTTGCTTGCCCATGCCTGCCCCGGATCGCCGCCCCACAAAGCCCACGCAATCCGGCCAGCACTCGGGAATCCATCCTCACCGGGGCTGAATCCTTCGCCCTTCTTGTCCACTTCGTGCCGGGCGAAATAACTCGCCATTCGCTTCGCCGTGTCGGGCGAGATGTTCGTGCCGTTCGACAAGTCTCTCGCACGGGCAACGCCGACTGCGGTGCCGCCCCGGTTGAACTCGTCACGCCACGCCAGCCCCTTCGCGGCTTCGTCGCGGACGCCAGACGGCGGCGAGAAGTCAATGTGGTCATACTTCGCCATCGGACTTCTTTCTGCGGCTCCGCTTTTTTGCTTCCGGTGCTGGCTTGTCGGTGATCGTCTGCGGCGAGTCATCGACCCAAACGTCCACGTTGATCCCAGCGGCCTCGGCCGCATCGGCCTTGAGCATGTCGCCGCCGACGAGCAGCACCTGCGAGAACGCTGACGCGTAATCGCCAAGCGCCTCCGTGACCGTCTGGCGATCCTCCTCCGGTCGCCGCGAAATCATCACAACTGTGTTTCCCTCCGCAGCCGACTTGCGGGCAAACTCGCCCCACATCTGCGGATCAGCAGCGAACGTGCGGTCGAAGTCAATGCTGACCGTCATCGCACGCGGCTCGGGCAGCGACCGGCCAAACGGTGCGGCGGGCGCGGGCGCGGGCGTTGGCAGCGGCGTGGCGTCGGTCGCCACGCCAGCCAGGATCGCCGTCACCTGCGCGGGCGATATGCTTGGGAACGACGCGGCGATAAGCGCCGCCGCACCGTCCTTGGTCAGCAGGCCAGCGGGCACCTGTGACAGAATCGCAATCAGCCCCGTAATCTGTGCCCCGTTCAGCGACACGTCCGCAACTTGTGGTGCCTCAGGCTGCGCCGGTTCGGCTGGCACCGGCGTGGCCGGTGCTGGCTCCTCCGCTGCCGCTGCCGTGCCACCGGCGACCGCCTGTCCGTCGATCCCGCTGCCGGGTTGCTGCTGGGCCAGCACGTCGCCCTCGGAGGGCGGGGCACCAAGCGTGCCCATGTTGAGCGGCCGGTAGCGAACGTCGCCGCCCTCGACGGGGTTGCGGTTTTCAAGTTCCAAGATGTCGTTTGTCGAAAGCGCCCCCACGTCCCACATCGCCCGGTAGTAAGCCGACCGCGATGCCGAGTCGCCGCGAAGCAAACCGCGCACGTCGAACTCAACTTGGTAGCGGTCGTCGTCTTCAATCAAGTCACGCATAAACGCAGACTCGAAACGTCGCAGCCACGGCAGGATCGTGTGCTGCACGAAGTCCAAACCCGCGTGTTCAATCGAGCCGTAGCCGCCGTTCATCACACCAAGCAAGTGCATCGGCACGCGGAACAATCTGGCAATCTCAGCCAACTGGTAGGTTCGCGCCTCAAGAAATTGCGCATCGGTGTTGCTTGATTGCGGAATGTCATAAGGCCGCAGCCCGCCCGTGAGGACTGCGGTGTTGTGCGAGTTGCCGACGCCGCCGTGGCGTCGATCCCACTGCGACCGCAACTGCTCGCGGGCCTCGGCGTTCAACTGCCCGTCGGTAGACAGCACGAAGCCGGGGCGGGCACCGGCGGCAAAAAACCTCGCCCCGTGCAACTCGCACGCGCGGGCCAACGCAATCGCGTCTTTGCACTCAGTCACCAGCGAGATGCCATGCACGCCGTCGTCGGACGGGCCGCGAACGTGCAGGATTTGCTCTTCGGAATAAACCGTTTCCGAGCCGCGTTCCTCGCGGTACTTGTATCGCAGCCGCCCGTTCTCGATCCGCTCCACAGTCATGCGGCTCGGGTGCAACGGCACGATCTGGTCAACGGCACCGGACGGGCCTGACTTCAGTTCGCTAAAAGCATCGCCCCACAAGGCAACGTGAAAAACGGCCTGCTCCCGCCACTCGAACGAAGTCTGCCAAGCGTTCGGCTGCTGGTGCAGTTTTCGGTACAGCGGCAGTTCGCGGGCCTCGCGTTTGCCCCCGGTCTTCACCCGCTCAAGAACGTGGAGCGGCAGGCTGGCAACCGTCTCGCTCAAAATCCTCAAACACGCAAACACGGCAGTGACTTGCGTGGCGTTGGTCGCGTCGATGCGGACGCCAGCGGCGTTGCGGGAACTGCCGCCGCCGTCCTCGTCCCACATTCGTTCTTCGCCGGGGAGCCAGAGGATTCTGTTTTCGTTTTGGGCGATCATATGAAAAAGATTTCGGGGGTGTCGTCTGGCTTGTGTTCGCTACCGATCCAACTGCCGATGCTCTGGCACAGTGCCACGATGCCGTCGATACGCTCCGTTGATTTCGCCTTGCTTGGGAAAATGTTTCCGTACCTGTCTTCGTGAACGGCCGCGTTGCCAGCACACCACGAAAGCACCGGATGCCCGGCGTGGCGAATCTTGGAATTGGCTATCAAGTTCTCCAGAGCCTTGGCAGGCGCGCTCATGGCGCGACCGCCCTGCGGGTATCCTTTCACGTCTACCCCGTCCCCTTGCAGCATATTGGCGATCATTTGCCCGTTGAATTTCAAATCGACCACCAACTGCCGCACGCTGTACTGCTCACAAATCGCGGTTAT